GCGAGCAGGCTAGGCAACTCGGCGGCGGCGAGCAATCCATCGGCGACAAGGCACTCGGCAGTGGCGCGGATGTTGACGATAGGGATCGAGATGGCTCGGTAGCCATCCTCGCCGTGGCCGTGCGCGAGCGCGACATCGGCATCGTCCGTGCAGGATTCGTCGGCATACCAACCGGCGATGATTCCGACCGGCTCGGCTCCGTAGCGAGCGCACTCCACAGCACGGAGCGCCCCGAGGCTTCCTGCCCCTATCACTCGGCACCCTCGCTCGAGGGCGAACAGGATTTCCTTGTGCCAGGGAGAGAGGCTTTGGTGAAAGAGTCCGTCGATAAGGATGAGCGTATCCGGCCCCTCTGTGGCAGCGGCGGCGATGTCGCCTTGCTGGGCGGGTGGCCGTAGGTCGGCATCGGCGGGGATGTTGCTGGGGCGTGTGGGGCCAAGGAAGATTTTCATACGAGGCGGGCGCGGGGTCCGCGCTGAGAATAGTCAAATTTATATCCCTCCAGAGTGGGGACGATCACTCGCACCACGGAGCACGGGTAGTCGTGGCTGAACTCATAGACGAGCGGTTCCGGTATGCCTGCGGCATCGAGCGCGGCACAGAGGGTGTCTATGTCGGCCTCGAAGGTATCGCTGGAGCGGTCGGCGTGGGCGTTGGCCGACGTGATCGGGTGGCGGTAGAGTTGCGCCAGCATGGCGGAGTTATCCGCCGCCTTTACCTTCTCGAAGCGTTCGTGGAGAAAATCGTCGCGGGATCCAGCAATCCAGACGGCGCGAGCTTGGATGGTCTCGGTGAGAGCGCGGGCTTGGGCTACGGCGGGGTCGAGGTGTGCGGCGTAGCCTTTATTGATGCCGTGGCCGTTCTCGCAGTCGATGAGGTAGCAAATGTAGGTGGGGATCCCAATGTCGCTGGTGACATCGAGGAGGATAGGAGTCACATCGGCATCGCGGATGGTACGGACGAGGCGGGCGACGGTACGGTCGGTCACGGTATCTAGGTCCACTCGGGGAGATGCGGCGCAAGCTCCCTCATAGGTTCTGCCGAGACCATCGGAGAGCGTAGCGGATCCAGAATAAGCCACCGCATTTTTACCCTGGGCGATAGCGGTCGCATCTCGCTCGATACACTCGTAGAGCCCCCCAGCGACCGCCTCGGCATAGGTATTGCCAGAGGAGAGGCCGTTCGAGGTCGAGGCCCATGGGGTCGCCGCAAGAGGGAGTCCGGCTGGGTGCCTTGCTTGGAGAGAGATAGCGCAAGCTGGGACGTAGCGGGCCTTGCCGCTTTGCAATCCATAGACCTCTACCCAAGGTTGAGGGATGTGGGCATCGACTACGGCTCCAGAGAGGAGCGGGAGACGTGTCTCCGCAGCGTCGCCGAGCTGCGCGGCGGTAGCCATGATCGAGCGCACAGGAGCGGTCTCACCCACATGGCGCTCGAAGCCCTCCATCATGGCCGAGCATTTCGCTGCGGCAGGAGTAGCTCCTTTGCCGCTATCCACCGCGAGCACGATGGCGTCGGGGCGGATGCACTGGGCCACACAGATCCCGATCCGGTCGAGGCCGGTGATCTCAGCCAGGCGCGTGATGCCTGCGGCGTGGAAGTATGGGCGCATACGAGCGAGCGTCTGCTCGGGTGTGCAGGCGCGTTGGGCTCCGTCGATGCGGACCTTGGTTACTTCCAGGCGATTTCCAGCGAACGTAGTAGGCATCGGGTAATAAATCTGCGGACGGGTGTGGTGATACGGGTGGCGATAGCTGGGCCGTACTGGCAATAGAGGCGGATCGTTCGGTCGCTGGCGCTACGCAGCATCGCACGGCGGTAGAGCATCCAGCGCGAGGTCGATGTACCGAAAGCTGCACGGGCGACCCAGCACGCTGCTGCGGCCGCTCCGATGACAGCACTCGCTCCAATGGCGGAACCTTGTAGGCCCATATTGGCAGCATCGCTGCTGGCCTTGGCCCCCATGTAGGCTGTCTGGAGGCTGGCGTTGTTGTTTTGGACCGTGTTCCAGCGGGAATCGAGCATCGAGGCATTCACTCCAGCCACATTTCCCGCCATTTGCGTAGCGTTGTTGTAGGTGTTTCCGATCATCTGTCCACTTTGACCAAGTGTGCCTTGACCAATGCCGAAAGCGGGATTTACTGCTCGCATGGTCGGATCGGTAGCGATATTGGCTTGAGCTATATTCAGACCAATCCCAGCTGCGTTTTGGTAGGCTCCCGCTTGTTGCCCATAAAGATTCGCAGACTGCCCTAACTGTGTCATAGCATAGTTGCCACGCGATATTTGCGAGTTAATGTCGTTTTGGTTTGCGTTTTGCAGGAAGGCTCGATTCATCTCGACCTGGCGTTGGTTGGCGTCTTGGTTAGCCAAACTGCTTTGTTGGTCATATCCCGCTTGACTGAGCGCTTGCGATTTTGCGGCATCGTAGGATGCCGCAGAGGCCCCTTGTTCAAACTGGGCATTACTGAGGCCGAGTTGCATGTTTGTATTTTGGTTTGCAAGACCAGCTTGCAAGGCTCCTTGTTGTTGGAACTCCTGCGCCCTCGCGTTAGCAGCTTGGTTGAGTTGTCCAGCTTGAAGACCAGCTGATTGATTTGCCAATGCCGCTTGTTGCGCGAGTTGGGCGTTAGATTGCCCCAAAGATAGCCCTGCCTGTTGGTTTGCCAGAGCTGCTTGCATCGCCATCTGGGCGTCTTGAGAACCGGCTCGGAAACTAAAATCTTGGTTTGATAGTCCGGCCTGCTGGGCATACCCCGCCTCGGCAATAACCCGTTGTTGCGCGTTTTGGTTGTCTGTGAGTCCGGCTTGCTGAGCGAACTGAGCGTTTTGCATGGCCCGAGATTGCGCGACCGATTGATTGGACAAAGCGGCTTGCTGGGCACGTCCGGAATTAGAATCCTGTCTGCCCATGTAGGCTTGGTTTGCTGCTTGCTGTATGCCAGTGGACTGCTGTAGCGCTCCGCTTGCAAATGAGCGTCGCTCGTTTTGTCGTTGAGTTGCGTAGCGGTCGCGGTTGAGCATTTCGCCTGCAAGCGCTGAGTTGCCTGTTGCCATGCCTCGGGCAGCGAATCCCGAGCGAGCAGATTGAGTGGCATCGCGCTGTTGTTCCGCCGAGAGAGAGCGCCCTTGCGCTAGTTCTGCTGCGGCTTGTTGCTGGAGTTGGCCTGATAGTCCACCTCCGCTGGCTTCGCGCATGAGGGCGTTTTCCGCTGCGCTGGCTTGGATGTCGCTGGAGCGCACATCTTGCACTCGACCGACTCGGGCAGATTGCATAGGCCCAACACCAGATACCCGCGTGCCTGCCACGCGCTCTGGGGTTCCAGTAGAAGCTGCTTGCACATTTGCTACAGCTCCAGCTTGAGCGGCATTGATTTGTTGAGCGCGGATTTCTGCTGGGCTGTAACCTCGCGGCCCACTCACATCAGCGACAGGACCGGCTTGCGCTGCTTGCATACGACCTATATCAGAGACTCTCGCCGCCGAGACTTGATCGGCTCGTTGCCCCATGGCGCTGGCTCCCAGGCTGGCAATCTGCCCATCAAGCGCTGTAGGCCCTTGAGCAAATTGTTCTGCATTCTGACTTAGATCATTGGCTCTAGTGGCGACCCCACCGATACGATCTCCTGCCGCAATGAGATTCTCAGTTTGTCCCGCAGCACCTTCCAGAGCCTTATTGGCATTATCTGTGTAATCATTATTTAGTATTCCAGAAAGCTTAGAAATCGTCCCAAGCTGAAGCGCTTCCAGTTTTGGGTAGGCTTTGATCTGCGCTTCCAGTTGTTTATTGTATTGAGTTCCGGCCCATCGGTTAGCTTGAGCCATGAGCGCCCCGTAGTCCACGGGTTGCGCTTGTGGAGGTGATGCTTGTTCCTTGGGCTTTGATGGACTTCCACCCATTACGATAGCCTCACTTTCTGAGCCAGCGTATTCCACCGGTAGGCATGGATGCGGAAAGTATTGCGGCGGCACCAGGCGGCCCAGGGTTGAGGGCGGGTGGCCACTCGGAGGAACTCGGCGATGGGGTTGGCGTGCCCAGTCGCGGCGGCGAGCGGGACGAACCAGGCGTTGGGGGGCAGGTTGTGGGTCATGGTATTAGTCTCGGGGTCGTAGTGGGATTCGTGGGCGAGGAGGAAGACGGATGGCGTGGAAAAAACAAGACCATGGCGCAAATGCCAGCCGAGGATCTCCTCGAAGGGCTCCGTGCTGTGCTCGCGCTGCCACGCGATGGCTTTGTCAAAGGGGGTCATTATGCGCCACCGAAAAATATAACATTCAACACTTTGGGGTTGGCTTCGACGCTGTTGTAACCCGTGCAGAGGATCTCGCAAAAAGTTGCTTGTTGCGTGGTCGGGCTGATTGATAGCGCGTCTGGATTCACCGCGCTTGAAATGCCGCTCGCTACAGACACATAGTCTGTTGTTGTAAATGTACTTGAAAAATAGACGCGATACTTTCCAGGCGCAAATTTTCCAACTTTTGAAATGTTAAACTTTCGCAAAACCCTAGCCACTTTTATGATTTGAGTTGTAATTCCTGAGGCGGGGATAGTTGCTCCAGATATAGTGAAGTCGAATGTGTTTGCAGTCGCGCCAGATACAACCCACGTCCCATTTAGATAATTGTGAGGGGATACTAAATCGATACCAGTTGTTTGGGAAAAAGTCACAAAGTCACCATCTAATACCCCGTGGGCTGTTCTAGTGACGCGCATCACCGTATCGCTCACTTTGGAAAATGTAGTGCCACTTACAGGCAGATCAGTGATACTGCCATTGACTGAACACCACCCCGACGCAAATTGGTTCGATCCGTTCTGTAGTTTAGCCGCCGTGATCGTGCCATCCCCGATCTTCGCTGCTGTCACAGCCCCATCGGCGATCTTTGCCGTTGTCACATTGCCATCGGCGATCTTCGCCGTTGTCACATTGCCATCCGCGATCTTCGGGGTCGTGACGGCTAGGTTATTGATCGCAGTAGTGGCAGATACATTGGCGCTGCCGTTGAATGCAGTCGTCGTGCCGATCACATCGCCCGTCAGAGCTATTGTGCGAGAGGTAGTCAGCGAGGACGCCGAGCCCGTGATATTGCCCGTGATAGTACCGGCAGAAAAATTTCCCGACTCATCTCTTACGACGATGGTATTAGGCGTCGATACGCTTGTGGCCGCATCTAATTTCGATTTGTCTGTGGACGCCATAAATCCAGCACTCGAAGACGTCGCCGCCGTATGCGTGTGATTGCCTTCAGCCAACGTGCCTGCCGTTGTCCCAATATTTAGCGCAGCCGCACTACCGATGCCTAGATTCGTGCGTGCAGCAGCAGGCGTAGTAGCGCCGGTGCCACCATTGGCTACGGCCACCGTGCCACTCACATTCGTAGCAGTGCCAGTGAGATTGGCCGTGATCGTTCCAGCCGCAAAATTGCCTAACCCATCACGAGCCACCACTTCGTTTGCGGTATTTCCAGAGGTGCCAAAGCTCGCCCAGGATGGAGGAGCCGCGCCATTTGTTCTCAGCACTTGCCCAGGCGTGCCAGCCGAGAGCATTTGAGTCGTTCCACCCGCAGATTGATACGGCACCGTCCCAGCGCTACCGCCAGTCAAGTTGGTAGCATTCGTGGATGTTGCGGAGAGTGTTTGCCAGCTTGGCGCAGCGGCCGGTCCATTCGAGGTCAGCACCGAGTTAGCCGAGCCGATGCCTATTTCGTCCACCTTGCCAGTGGCATTGCTGTGAAAGACCTTCCACACTCCCGCCGTGTGGTCGCTGGCAGAGGTCATGCTGTGCGATTGAGCGTGCAGGCCCGTATGCGTGTGGTTGCCCTCCGATACCGTACCGGCCGTGGTGCCTGTGTTGAGAGTGGCGGCATTACCCAGGCCGAGATTCGTGCGAGCGGTAGAAGCATTCGTCGCTCCCGTGCCTCCATTAGCTACGGCCACCGTTCCACTCACATTCGTGGCCGTGCCAGTTAGATTAGCGGAAATGGTATTGGCTACAAAGTTGCCACTAGCATCACGAGCGACGATGGCATTGTTTTGCCAAAGCGGCGTGGCCGTGGTGGCAGAGTTCGAGACCTTGCCTGCGGTGGCGATAGTCGCCAGCTTGGTATCGGCGATGGCCGCACCGGTTGCAATATCGGCGTTGGCTATATTGGTGACGCTGGCGGAATCGACCAGTTGGTGGAGCGCGGCCGGAGTGACGAGATCGCCATTTATGAATGTTTTGCCTTTGGTTACGTTTGCCATAGAGAGTTAGTTAAGGGTACGAGTGTTGGCGGCGGCGTATTGTGATTGCGTGGACTCCACTGAGATTTTGCGTAGCACGGGTCTCCCCGTGATCGTGCGGAACCGCAGATCGACGGAGGTAGCCTTGCATCGCATCGGCGCCTTAAGCGTGTAGTCCTCCGCCTCGTCGCTAGTGTTAGCGAGGGCCGCGACTTGAAAGTCATTATCAAAGTCCACCGTGACCGCATCGAGCGCACAGGAGGACTCCGGCGCAAGGAGGACACTCGCCTTCGAGCGCACAATCCTCTTCGCATCCAGCGTGCCGAAGGCGTAGCTGCGAGTTTGCAACAGACCATCGACGGGCGTGTAGGCGTCGTCCGTATTTGCATAAGGCACATCGTCGCCACGTTCATTTTCGTCGAGGAGGAATAACGTGCCACTGCGTGCTGCCGTGTGGAGGCGGCGTTGTTTGTTGAAATCCGCCACGATCAGCTCATCTAGGGCCACCGAATACGAGTCCTTCGACTCCCATTGTTGGTTCAGCGCATTCCAGATGAACATCGCGTTATTGTTGAGCGCGCTGTCGCCTATCGGCACAGCCAGGTAGTAGCGGTTCGCCCACCACTTAGCCGTCGCCTTGTATACTTGCGTCGGGTTGATCTCTTCCATCTGGTCCGAGATAGTGTCCGAGAGCGGCTGAGTATTTGCGCGGAGTTTTAGATCGAGCTGGGTATCCAGCCGGTAAACTCCCGAGTCCGATAAAAAAAAGACAAACTGCCCCGCCGTCACTATCGACCGCCGAGCCACGCACCCGATCTCGTCCGTGAGGAGAGTGATGCGACTCACCGCCGCATCCACCGTGAACTCCGTCGCATTCGCATTCGACACATCGGCCAGATTGGCAAGCCAGATCGAGTTGCGCATAAATATGAGCGCCTGCCCCTCCACCCACGGATGCAGCGCCACCAGGTAGTCGTTGCTGCCTTGGTTGGCGCGGAAGGATTGGAAGAAGGGATCGTAGAGGTCGGGGTCCAGCACATCGCTGATCGCCACCGTATCGCGGCCGTCGGGGATCCACAGGCGGTTGCCAATGTAGGCCGCCCAGCCCACCGAGCGCATCCCCTTGTACGTTGCGTGCGCGGGCGGTATGCCGCCCTCCGCTTTTTGAAAGTGAGTTGTCGACCCGTCCCACCAGAGCGGAGGCTTGACCCGCCGCACCGTTGCCCCACCGGACGAGAGGGTGCCACTAGGCACAGCAACCGTAAAAGCATTTGCCGTCACAGGATTGATCACATCGAATTCATGGCCGGCAAATGCCGCCTCATCGCCATTTTCAATCCGCACACGCATACCGGCAGAGTATCCATGAGCCGCAACATTTACCGTCGCAGCCGTTCCAGAGACCACTATGCCAGCAGTGTTCACCTCACCCCACCCAGGCAGAGTGGCATCCGCCTCGCGCAGCAGATAGAACCGGTTGAATGCTTGTATGCAAGTCGCTTGGTCGCTCTGTTCCAATAGCTCTTGGATCGACGCTCCTGGGAACGAGAGATTGATCTCCTCGATATTAGCCACATCTTGCCGGTACAGAAACGCCGACGACGGCCCGCACAGGACAATGTATTCATTCGCGTCGAAATAGTTGGGCGACGAAAAAACGCCACTCGCTAGGATGCCCCCCGAGTACGAGGTTCGGATTTTTGCATTTGCGTCGAGGATAAATGGCAGCACCAGTGGTTGTGCTCCAGACGAGATCTCATCGCCCAGCCGCTTCGCGCCCTTGCGCGTCTGCGCGACACCTCGGTCCAGCCGCATATTTTCGCACCGCTGCACCATCCCTGGCTGGAGCTGGAGCGGGTTGAGCCGCGACGCCATGCCGATGAATCCGGCATCTCCTTCTACTATGGGTTGGTCGTCGAGCATCTAGTTGTAAGTATGCGGGAGCGTGTCAAGCCCCTCTCGGGTGGATGCGGATAAAGTTTCGCGCGATGGATTTTGGTCGCGTCTTGCGCCAGACCCCATCACCCGTCGCGCTATCGCGATCCCCTCGCCCATTCGTGTTGCCCTCGATCGTGATGAGCTTGTCGTCCGCATCGAACTCCACGATCCCGACGTGAGAAAAATCAAATACCACGATATCGCCAGGGTGCGCCTGCGCCGTGTCGGGGTGGATGGATACCGTCTTCGGGCGGGCTTTGGCCCAGTCGAGAAAACCATACGCCAGCGCCGTCTTCGGCCGCCACTGGTCCGGCGTCGAGACTTGCAGCCCCAGCCAACCCGCCACACCAGGCTCCGCCAGCCACTTCGACACGCACCAATCCACAAAGGCCGCGCACCAAGGCCAATCGTCGGGCGCAAGATTCGTCGCCCGCTGGAAAGCGCGGATTGCGTTGCCGCAATTATTCCCGCCCTCCTCGCGAGTCCCGATCTGCCTCGCAGCTACGGCAACGAGTCGGTCAATCATTTGGAAGATGTCGGCATCGGTAGCTCATAACACAGGGTGCCGTAGTCGGTACGCAGGCACACAGAAGGGTTGCCGTAGCCCCCCGCGCACCCGCTTAGAAGCAGGGTCAGGAAGCCAGCGAAGACCGACAGGATAATGACGAGGGCGTTAATTTTTGGGCTCACGGCGGAATAGCTCTATCAGTCCTATAGCCGCTACCACGGCGCTAGAAATCGCTTGGAGTTGAGCTGGGTCGATGGCGTAACCGCAGAGTCCTGCGAGTATCGCCAGACCGCGAAAGGTGGACGGCTCTTTTAATCGTTGGAGTAGTGTGTTCATGGGGTGGGGTTGGGAGTTTTAAGGTTAAAGTTTTAAGTTTTAAGTTTCATTCCTTCGGCGGCACGTCCCACTTTCG